TTGATGTTCAGAGATCTGCACCTGAACAACCGTGTAGGCATCACCCCAAGCATTGCCGGGGAACGGAGCGAGGTTGACCACTCGCATTTGCTTGCTGTTGCCAGCGCCAGCGGCGGTGGTGCCCAGCGTGCATTGGCTCAGACCAGTGACGTTTGAGCCAGCGGTTGCGTTGGTGATGTCGAACTGTTCACCGATGGACGCTTGGGTAAGCGAGCCAGCAGCTTGCATTTCGTACACAACCAGCGGGTCATCCCACACGTAAGCGATGCACGAACCGGTCTGGTAGGCGGTAGACGCCGGCCAGTAGTTCGACACGCGACGGCGGCCAGTGGTGTCAGTAAATTCAACACCATCAAAACCGCCCAGGAAGGCGTCACCGGAAGCAGCGGGTTCGATGTTGCCGGCGGTAACCAGTTTGACCGGTTGACCCTTCAGAATATCCGAGCTGTAGCCCGAAACGATGCCGTCCACATATGCGCGAGCGCGATCCAGACCGGAAGGGTGGAACGCAGGACGCATACCGAACGGAGCATTAGTAGCACTCATAATGACTCCTTTTAGCCCTCAAAAATGGGGGCAAGATTGGTTTGCTGTTTGTCAACATTACCCAAGCCATCACCTTCAAGTCGCACAAGCGATTTGCCGCTAGAGTCACGCGCACCTTGGAGATTCTCAATTTGCACCTCGACGCGCTGGGCCTCCTCGCGGGGCTTGTCGTAGTGGTACTCGGCCATGACCGATTGATAAATTTCCATGGGGAGCTTGAACAGCAGCATCTCGTTGCACGAGATTTGACCAACATGTTCACCTGCCTTAACCCGATGATTTTCAAACCCAGGTAACTCATCCGCCATCACGGGAACGTACCCAAGTCGCATCCTTCGGTTGATAGGATCGTAGTTGTTGGTGGTAGATAGCCAGCACAAGTGCCACCCAGGGATTGAGTCCCCAGGGATCTTGGGCAGTGCCGATTGCGTCCACTCATCGCTCCACATCTTGCGACGTTCCTGCGTTGACATGAACTTCTCTTCGGGGGCGGCGCGGCTTTGATCTTGCGAAGACCGGCTTTCACGACCACCAGCGTTGAGGGATTTTTTGAGGCGAGACTCCATGATTAGCTCCTATTTTGACGGGCTTGTTCTGCGTAACGTTTGATCATGCGGTTGCGGGCTTGCGGGTCATCCCACATGCCTGCGTCCTTCATAGCGCGTACTTGCTCAGGGGCAAGAACAAAGGTGTTCTTAGCTCCAGAAGCTGCCACGCTTTCACGACCAGATCCAGTCACAACACTCCTCGGTTTTCGAGCAATAGGTCTCTCGTCAATATCATCAGTATAGCGATGCGGGAGACGTTTGTGTACACGCCGATCCAGCTCATCCCAATATTCTTTGGTAGCCGGGTTCCAGCCTTCTTTAACTAGGCGTTCATCAATTACCTTGGTAATCGCGGCGTCCTCGTCATCGCTGTTAGGGTCGTACCACGGGTTGCGGTCCATCCACTGTTGGGCCTGGAGCTTCACCGAGTTGTCGATGGGAGCCGGCTCTTGGGTGGAACGCACGGCGCGGTTCTTCATGCCCTTAAGGGCCTCAAGTTCGCGTCGGGTTTCGTACCACATTTCCTGCGCTTTGATGAGGGCTTCACCATCAGCGGCGGAAGTGGCTTCCGAGATCTTCATCGCGGCGTACTGCACGCGAAGCTCTTTGTCTTCAATGGCCTTGTCGATTCGAGCCATGTCAGCAGACTGGCTCTTGCGCTCGACCACGGACAAGCGTTCCATGAGTTCGCGGTTCTGGCGGTCTAGCATAGCCAGACGCTGATCCTTCTCCACGTTGGTCTGCTTGATGTATTCCTTCTTGGCCTTGCGACGGGCGCGGCGGGCAGCACGGATAGCTTCCGTGTCACCAGCTTGGTCAGCGTCGTCGTCGTCAGCAGCGGAGACTTCCCCGCCCTGGGCCGCTTCCTGAACGTCATCGCCAGGATCGTCTTCATTGACAGCATCCGGGCTCGGGATGCTCTCGGGCAAGTCAACAGTGACGGAGCCGTCCTGCTCTTCCTTGACCTTGATCTCTACTTTGTCTTCAACTTCATTACTCATGATGTTCCTCAGATGAAAGCACGCATGGCTAGCGGGTCACCAGTCACTTTGGCAATAACTTCATGGTCGTTCAAGATCATGAACAGTGCTGGGTCTTCAAGGTCATCCTCACCGGGGATCTTCACTTCCCAGCGATCTCCGCCCCACTTAGGGACGCGGATGTAGTCACCAACAGAAACCCAAGACCCTTCAGGCCAAGGCTGCATGGTGTCTCGATGACAGAACGCGATGGGGCCAATCGCAACGACTTTGGCAACCATGTTGTTCCACTTTTCGGTTTCCTTGGTTTCTTCAACCAAGATAATCCCGGCGCCAGTAGTACGCTTCTTAGTGCGGCGAAGCTGCACAAGAACTCTTCCACCTAGGGGTTTCGCACCGGGTTCAACGCTCGGAAATGCCCAAGCCAACTCAGCTTCGCTAAAAGCTACCGGTTCATTCATGTTCATCAGGATCCTTTAAGAGGTTATTTAAGATCTCAAGGGCTTCTCCTAGCCCCTGATAACGACCAACCATGCGCTGGTAAGACTCCCATGTAGGCGCATTTCCCTGCGCCAAGGAAAGAGATATTTCGCTCTGTGAGTGCTTGATGCCAGCTATGAGGTCACTTACGGTTCCCATTTACTTCTTCTTTGCTTGGCTCAGACCTCCTTGGGGTTTAGCGGGTGCCTTGACGGGCTGGCCCTTGGGTTGAAGCGAAGTGCCATCGAGCTTGGCGCCCATGGCAATACGCTTGTGCTGGGGCACGTTTGCGCCCATCTGCTCTTGATCACTGGTAGCCATACGGACCTCCTTTGGTTGCAAAAGTGAGAGCGGCTTTACCTTCATCCAAACGCAACTTGGCCGCATCTCGCTCAAGTCGCGCCGCTTCAATCTCTTTTCGGGTCTCCTGATCGCCCTCGGCAATCGCCAAGCGCAGGCGCAGGTCTTCCATCTTCAGATCTACATCCTGCTGCTGCTTGGCCTGAGCTAGTTGCAGGTCAGCCTGATCCTTGGCCGCACGGCGCTGGGTTTCAGCCATGCTCGTGCGCTCCAGCACCATTGCCTCGGGGGTCAGCGGGGGCTGCGGCTTGTACTTCTGAATCTCTTGGATCATGTTCTGGATCAGCGGCATCACACCATTGAACACCTCATTGGTGTCCATGTTTACGTGTTGCGCTGCAACAGCAAACAGCTTGTCCACCTTGCCGGTGACCGCGGGCTGGTCGTAGTCCTTGATCTCGTCGCCAGAGGACTTCAAGACGTAGCCGTTCATGCGGTTGAGGTACCACATGGTCAGGTGCTGCTTGATGTGCTCCATGACGTTGGGCAGGAATGCCGGAGCCATGAGGGGGTTGGCGCCCAGCACCGGGTCTTTGGCGAAGTCCAGATGGCTTTGCAGGTGCGCGAGATGGTCTTGCTCAATGTAGGCGAAAGCGGGCTTGCCAAGGGCCATAGCCACGTTCTCGTTGGCCGCATCGCGCTTCTCGGGCGCCGGCACATCCTTCATCAGCTCGTTGACTTCCGGCACCTTGATCTGCGTCAGGAAGCGCTCAATCACGGCCTTGCGGTCAAACAGATCCGGGTTCTTGTCCATCACCGCCATCACAGCCTGAATCTGGGCCATGCGTTGGGTTTCGGAGAAGATGTTGGGGTCGGACACCGGGATCACATCGGTGTTGCGGTTGAAGTCTTCCTTGCGGATGTCCAACTCAGCAACCACCTCGCCCTTGCGCTGATCCTCAAGGTACCAGCGGTTCAGGCGGCCAAGAACCTTGAACAGGCGCCCCTGAGCGTCATGCAGGCGGGCATGGATGGCAGAGAACACCACAGCGCCCTGCTCAATCAGAGCCTGGGTCGTGCCCACCGGTGCATTGGCGTTCACATCGGCGATCTTCTCTTGGGCGGTGCTGACCACGCCGCGGGCAGACTTGTCCAGATAGCCCACCAGCTCAAACAGAACCTGCGAGGGCGGGTTAAACGGCATCGGCATGGCGATCTTGCGGATGTCGTCCACGCCCGGTGCGCCTTCAATCTCAGCCACTTGGGTGACCTCGACCTGCTGGCTCTGGCCGCTGATCTTGGCCCCCTTGAGCTTGAGCATCGTGGCGGCGTTGTTGATGTGCGCGGAGTCCAGCAGAGCGCGAATACCGCCCGTTAGGCCAGCAGCCAAGCCGCCGATCAGGTGCGGCAGGCCCACAGCGTAGGCGCCGCGCCAAGGGATGAACTTGAACTCAACCAGCCAGTCCAGCTTGGTCAGGGTCTGGTCGCCTTCTTCCCAGTTGCGGTACAGGCCAATCACCTCAGACTCAAGCTCGTCGATCATGAGGATGTAGGGGGCCATCTTGCCCTTGGTGCGGGCATCGTCCTCAATCTCCAGCCACGTATACACATGGTAGACGCGGCGCTCGCCGTCCACGTTGTCGGCCTCACGCTTGCGGCCTTCGATCTTGTCGTTGGCCTTCTCAGCCTTCGTCTCAACCGGGTCCATCGTGGCGCGGACAAAGTCGGTGTCGATGTACAGGCCCTGGGCAACCCGGCGCTTGTATTCCCACTCGGTAATGTCGTTCTGCTCAGTGACCCGCTGGGCGGTGTAGAAGTTGGCAGCGGAGAACGGCAGCAGGATGTTGTCGATGGGGACAAACTCAGCGCAGGGGCGCTTCTTGTCCTCGTCGTACCACAGCTTC